CCGCCGCCGATGGTCTTGAACGCGCCCGTCGTTCCGGTCGCCATCTTCATGGCGTTGTCCTCGAAACGCTTCGCCGACGCGGCGAGCTTGTCGAGAGTGAGGTAGCCTTTCTCGATCGGCGACGGATCGAGAGCCAGGCCGAGCGATGCGATGTCCGTCACTGCGATCTCCTCTTTCAGCGGGAATTCTTCTCGACGGCGGCCTTCACTTCGGCCGCCGCGGTGTTGACGATCTGTTGCCAGTTTTGAGCGGCCAGGCGCACCATGCCCTTGGCCTGCCGACCTTCCGAGCCGAACTCGACGGCCGCCGCGTAGCGAGCGACGAAGCCGAAATAGATCGGCTTTCCCGGCGGGATGTTCAAAATGACGAGATTGATCGGGCCGGCCTCGTAGCCGTACGTCGCCAGCTTTTCGTCACGCGCTTTCTTGCGTGCGGCATCGCTCGGAACGGCCTCGGCGCGCATCACCGGCACCTGCGTCCCGCTGGCCTGGAAGCTGTGGCGGAGAAAGCCGGTGTCGATCGGCGTCCGCTCCAAGATTTCCTCGGACACCATCTCGGCCGCGCGTTTGAACACAGCGTCTGTTCGCGCCTTCGTGGCGCGAACCCATTCGTCGACCGCTGCGGAGAAGGTCTTTTCAGCCATCATTCCACCGAATCGAACCAGGCGTCGAAGGTCTTCCCCTCGGGCTGAACCTCGCGGCGGAGATTATATTTGACGATCTCGACGGCCGAGCCGAGCGCCGAGAGCGATGAATCGCGCTCTTCGATCTGCGCCAGGATGTCCGGCGCCGTGCGCTCCGCATAGGCCGCGCGCACCTTGTCGAGAAGATCGGCATGGACGCCAGAGAGCGCGGGAAGCTCGAGAGCGGCCTCGGCGAACAGCGGATCACCGTCGATCAGAAGGCCTGATTGCTGTCCCATGTTCAGCCCGCGGAGATACGCGCGCGCCTCGGCGCGATGCGCCGCGCGGGCGGTGTCGGTTCGGTTGATCGCCGGCGCCGAGAGCGCCTTGCGGCGCTCGGCGAGCGCGGCCTTGCCTTCGGCGACGAGCTTTTCGGCGCGGCGCAGCTGGGGCACCACGCCCTTTGCGAGCCATCCGGCAAGCTCGGCATTCACGCCCGCCGGAGTCAGCCGGCCGACGGCAGCAAGATCGCTCTTCTTCGTCGCAGCGGCGCCGAACAGCGTCGCGACGCTCTCGAATTCGCCGACGAGATCGGAATGCTTGGCGTTGACGCGGGAACGCAGAGTTTCGATCGGGGTCACCGTTTTTCCTTTCAGAGGTTCGAAGCCGGTCGGAACGCTGTAACGTTTCCGGCGGCATAGGATTCGTCATCGTCGGGCTCGCCCGGCGCTTCGTCCATAAGGCGCTCGTCTTCGCGCTCCAAGGTGAACTCGGGGCCGAGCATGTCGCGGCGCTTCATTTCCTCGAGCAGCGTCGCGCGACTGAGATCGCCGTTTTTTCGAGCCTCGAGCAGCGCGTCGACGCCCTTCTCGTCGGGAATGCCGCTCGGGATATCGCTGCTGACGTAGACCTCGGGCTCCGACGGGTCGCGGATCCAGGCGGCGACGAAGAGGAATCCCGCCTCGAGCACGTCTTTCAATTCGAGCGCCCAGGCGGCAATGACGCTGTTCGCTTTCGAACTGGCGAACGCCGTCGTGACCACCGTGAGATTTCCGCTCTGCGCCGTGAGCGGCTGGCGCCCGAGCTCGCGGAGCTGCTGCGCCGTCTCGCCGATATCGTCGAGCAACAGTTTGAGCGTGTGGGCCTGCGGCTCGATGAACGACCACGTTCCATGATTGCCGGCGGCGTCCATCGGCGCATAGAGAACCGACTTCGGCCCGACGCGGATCGCCGCGGCGCCGCCGCCCGCGTCCTTGTCGGGCGTCACGCCGTTTCCGCTCAACATCGGGTAGCAGCACATCGTCTTCAGGAATTTCAGCCCGCTTTCCTGCTGGTAAAGCTCCACCTGCAATTCAGCGGCGGCGCGCAGCGGCGGTTCGATCCGCCACGTTGCGCCGATGCGCCGGCCGGTCACGAAGGGGACCAGCGGGATGACGCCGAGGCTGATCTCGCCGCTGGCGATGATCTGCCATTCCTGCGCGATGTAGCTGTTCGCGGCGTCGACGCGCTCCCACAGCTCCCATGTCGCCGCGCCGTAGCGCGTCGCCTCGCCATCGGCTTCGATCGGCTCTCGCCGCACCACGCGAACGCGCTCGACCGTCTTCTCGCCCCAGTCGCCGTCTCGCACGACGGCGTTCTCGCGCCAGCGGGCGAGGACGAATTGCTCCTCGCCGCCGATCGCCGCTGTTCTGACATCGAGCATGTCGGCGGCGCTGATCTTGACGAAGTAGGGACGCGCGCCGAGAGCGCGCTCCCGCGCGACTGTCGCGTCTTGCGGAACGTTCGCGGTGTAATCGACGAAGAGCCACACGATCGCATCGCGCAGCCCGTCATGAAAGAGCGAGGCCGCGAACCGATGCAAGTTCGTGCCGGCGCCGTCGATATCTTCGGCGAGCGCGACGATGCGTGGCGATGCCGATCCGTCGACGATCGCGACTTCTTTTCCGAAGGGCTTCGCGGCGAGCGTGTCGACGATATCGCCGAACACGTTGGTGAGCTTCGTCTGCGAGAGCCGGAATTTGTAATCCGCATCGCTCTCATCGGGGAAGCGCGGCAGGTGCTTGGTCCCGGCCTTCCGCATCGTCTCGATGCCGCCGAGGATGTCCGCGACCTGGCGCCAGTATGCCGCCATCGCTTCGTGGTCGGCGCCGGGCGAGGCGACGGTTTTCGATGCGTCAACCATTGCTGTATACCCCTGAGAGAGAGCTTCGCCGCGCGACGCGACTCGGCGCCGACGAATAGACGCCGAACGCCGCCGTCGGCGCGACGTGCGTTTCGGAGAGCAGATTGATCGCGCCGGCGACGCAGTTCGAGATATCGTCGTGTCCTTGTGGCGGATGGTCGATGCTATCGCGACCACCGCGCGCCGTGCGGCGCTCCAGCGCGCAGAGCTGTTCGGTCAGCTTCGCGTGATCGAGAAGCTCGACACGGCCAGCGTTCAGCAACGGCAGCGCGTCGCGATACAAGTCGCTCTTCGGCCGATCGGCGAGGCGATATTCGACGCCATGCACGCGGAAGCGTTCGCGCGGCCATTCGCCGGCATATCGATCTCCGGTGACCTCAGAGAGGCGATAGAGCCGCAGCGTCTCGGCGAAGTCAGAGACGACGCTATCCGGTGAGAACGGCGGCTGCGCCACCCTGATCGCGTCGACCACGATCTTCGCACCGTCGCGATGCGCGATTGCGAGCGTCATTGCGTCGCTGCTACCGCCGCTCGGATCGGTGAAGGCGACGTATCTCACGCCGTCGCAGGGGGGCAGCTCGAAACGATCGGCGACGACCGCGGCCTCGACGACCTCGCGGCTGACGAACGATTCCACATCCGTGCGGAACTCGCCGCCATATTCGGCGCCAGCAACCGCAGCGTCGCGCTCGTAAGCGCGCTCGACCACGCGCTCCGGCAGCGTCGGATTGAGATCCCGACTCGCCGACTTCGCCACGATGATGCGCGGATCGCCAGCAGCGCCGTAGTGCGCGCGATAGGCGCGCCACAGCTCGCCCCGCCGCGCATAGGGGCTCGAGATCACGATCAGAGGCCCGCCCGTCGTCGCAAGGCCCGGCCGCGCCGCGTCGAGAATTTCCCTGTCTGGGTTCAGGGTCGTCTCGCTGTGCCAAAACGCCAGCTCGTCGGCAATGATCGCCGCGAAGGTGCCGGAACGGATAGTTCGATAGCTCGCCGGACGAACTTCGATGTCGACCCTCGTCTTCAAGCTGATTGTGTCGGCGGTGACGTTCTCCACCAACTCGGCGAGGGCCGGAACGGTCTCGAAGGCCCCGCGCAAATACTGAAAAGCCTTCGAGGCCTGCCAGACGCTCGCGCTCATCACGGGAAGCGAAGCCCGCTCGCCCGGCGCCAGCACGTCGCTGTAGTCGACCAACGCGGCGAGATAGGTCGCCAGCGAGGCCGCTGCGCGCGTTTTCCCGCCGCGACGGCCAATGATGGCCCACAGCTCCTCCGCGCGCTCCAGCGGCTCCGCAGGCCGCCCCGTGAGCTTCTCGAATAGCGCCCGCTCCTCAGCCGTCAGCGGCTCGCCCATACTGGCGATCAGCAGCGCCCTCCAGCTCGCCCATGATGACCCGCCGAGAACCGTCCCGAGAAGGTCGGGATGCTCGAGCGCCGCGCGAAGGGAGACGAGAGGCCTCATTCGAGCGAGGCCAACAACTGGTTCGCCCGGGCGACAACCTCGTCAAGAACCGGCGCAACGCCCTGCGGACGATAGACCGGATGGCGGAGGAGCTGCGCCCACCCCGCGGTGTTGCCCAACTCGCTGAACGTCTGCACGGGCCGAAGCGCGCCAGACAGGCCGCTGTTGTTGCAGTCGAGTGCGCGGTCGATCCCCGCCAGTTCGATCACCGCCGCGCGTAAAGCCGTGACGGCGGCGGCATAGTCCGCGCCCGCGGCAGCGCGAGCGGCGAGGAGTTCGGAAAGGGTCATGTCTAGGCTCCTTTGGCCTCGGCGACGAGGCGCTCGAGGAAGGTGGGCACCTTGGTCGGCTTGCGACGAAGGCGGAGGTCGCGCTCGCGGCGAGCGGCGAGGTTCGAGAGCCTCACCAGCTCGTCGCTCTGCGCTGGGTCGTTCGACGCGAGCAACCGGCCCTGCCTCAGCTCGATCGACAGCCGCAGCATCGCCAGCTCGCGGATGCGGGACACGTCGGCACCCGGATATTCCGCCATCAGGGCGCGGGCGATGGCCGTGAAGCGCCGGCCGTTTTGTGTTCGGAGGTCGAGCCCCGGCAGGCGCGCCGGGTCGTCAGCCGGCCTCGGCCGGCGACGGGTGGGATTCTCGGAGGGAATCGCAGCCATTGCTGCGGAGGTTGCGCTCATGTCCGCGCTCCAGTTCGCTTCGAAACGGGGCTTTGCGAGCCCTGATATTTGACCAATATCGGACACATAACACAGAATGAAATCTAAGTCATTGATCTATAACAGTCCGCGGCCGTGCGTAGGCGTTCCGTTTTCGCCTTTATGAGGCGAAGCATCGAAAACGGGAGCCAGCGAGGAAGGAAAGTCGCGATTTTTGAGATTCAGTCGAGCCGGCGCGATCTCAGCCTCTCGGGTGACAGGGTGACAGCGGGTGACGGCGTTTTCTATAGGAGTGTCGTTCGCGGTCTCCCATGGTCCCTATAGAAACGGTGTCACCCGGTGTCACCGGTGTCACCGGGGCGCGCTCAAGGCGCGCCCTCCCTCGCCCAGAAGCTTGGTCGCAACTGCGTTGCACCACTGCAACGAGGTCTTCGTTGCATGCAACGCGAGCGGCTGCGTTCGCGCGTTCCCGCCCAAAGCGGGAAGACCGGGAAATTGCGGGAAAATTCCCGCGCGTTCCCGCCCAAAGCGGGGGGAGACCGGGAAATACCGGGAAAACACCCTTTAGGGGTTTCCCGGACTTCCCGCTCCCGCAGGGTCAGGGGCACCAGAGGACGCGATCGCCGTTTTTCCCGCCTGCGAGGATGCGTTTGGCGTCGAGGTTTGCCTTGATGGCGAGGTTGAAGCTCTTGCGCTGCCGCTCGGCGAGCTTTTCGGGCGTGTCTCCCGGCCGGGGCTTTTCGGCGATGCGGGCATAGTAGCGCTCGCGCACGGCCTCATCGGACACGGCGCGGACGAGCGGGCCGTCCGGGAACGGGTGGAACGGCTCGCCGGCTTCGTCGATCGCTTGCGCGACGACCTCCATGAGCAGCCTTTGCGATTTAGGAATGGGCTCCGCTGCTCTCTCGGCGTTCTTCGGCGCAGCTCCGGCCCGCCACTCGACGACGGCCGATTTGATCGTTTGTCCAGACGCATCCTCGCCGAGCGTCTCGTCGACAAGGACGAAGCCGAGCTCGGCCCCGCATTCCATGTCGCGCTGCTTCGTCGCTCTGATCGTTCCGGAGGCGACTTCGATTTCGGTATCCGTCGCGGCGCGCAAAAGAGAGTGGCCGCGGGCGCCGCGGGCGGTGTCCTTGCCGGAGTGGTGAACGTATGTGAAATGTGCGCCAGTCTCGGCGCGGATATGGTCGGCCGCCTGGACGATGTGCCCCATGTCGACGGGTGAGTTCTCGTCGCCGCCGGCGAGAGCGCGGGAGAGGGTGTCGACGATGATCCAGACGCAGCGCTCGCCGCACTGTGCCTCAGCGTTGCGGATCAGCGCCAGCATTTCCTTCGAGTTCGCGTCGCTCGACCGCAGGTCGATCGGATAGCGGACCAGGGCAAAGAGCGGCCTCTCGTCGGGATAGCGCTTGCGAAGCGCGGCGATACGGCGCGTGACGCGCCGGCCTCCCTCGGCCGCGACATAGACGACGAGACCGCGACATGTGGCCTTTCCGGCCCATTCCCGCCCCGTCGCGACAGCGTGCGCCATGTCCAGCGCGACGAACGTCTTGCCCGAGTTGGAGTCGCCGTAGATGACAGAGAGCGCGCCCTCGTCGAGCGCGTCCTCTATAAGCGGCCGCGATGGCTCATCGAACGCAAGGGCCGCCGCGTCATTGAACCATTCGAGCTTCATCGTGCGGGAGGCCTCCGGCGGCGGCCTCAGGCAAGGCTCGCTCTCCAGGAGGAATTCCTCGTAGGAGAGCGGCTGCGGGAGGCGATCGAGGTCGAAGGGGGGAGGCCTCTCGCTCACGGCCTCACCCCTCTGCCCTCTGCGCGCGCGATGAGGGCGTCGAGGCGGTTCTTCGTTCGTGTGGTCAATCGGTAATCAATTCCGCAGCGGACGCGATTCCGAGTGTCGGAAACTCTGTCGCGTTCGTATGGCGTGAGCCAGTCGACAGCAAGCAATGCGTCGAGCCACGCCAGGCGCTCGAAATGGCTCATGTCCGAGAACCTCGCCGGCGGCGCGACGGCCGCCGAGACCGGCAGGCGCTCTTCCAGCGTCGAGGAGACCGTCGCGGCGAGGTCGTGCCAGTCCAAGCCCTCGGCTGCGATGGCGCCGGAGATCGCGCGGACCGCCGCGAGCACCTCCCCGTCTTTGTCACTCGAAAGGACAGGAATCAGCTTGCCGAGCTTCTTCGATAAAGCGGCGGAGGGCGCTGTCATGCGCGAGCCCTCCGCGGAATGGTAATGGCGAGTTCCTGCTCGAGCCTATCGAGCCAAGCCCGAGAGCGCGCCAGCGCTTCATCATGGCCCCCGAAGGTCTGCACGCCGAGTTGGTAGTGACAAACGATGTCGTCGCGCGCGCCAGCGATGAGGTCGTCGATGTCATCTAGGAAGCATTCGACCTCATGAGCGGTCGGATGGTCGTTGTCGAATTCCAGAGCCAGGATCGTGGCGAGGCAGATGACGAACTCCTCGTCACGCCGTCTCATTTCGTGAAGGTTGATGATGTCGGCCATCAGCGCGCCTCCCCGCCGATATAGGCGACGAGCGACGCGAGGCTATCGCCGCGCGCGCCGCTCGCTTCATCGAGCCATTTCCCGGAGTATCGATTGACGCGCAACTTCGGCCATCGCCGCGCGAGTATCGCGCGCGGCGGTATTTTAAGCTGGCTCTCAGACTGGGCTTGGGCTATTTCATTCGGCGTCGCCTGCAAAACGACGCCAGATTTCGAAGCCCTCCGAGTCGCCAGCTCGGAGGGCTTTTTCGTTGACGCCATGCCTTTCATGCCGCCTTTCCACCCTTCGCCCTAGAGCCGACTATTTTCGCGACGGGCAGCGCCGCCACAAAGGCCTGCAGATCGTCCCGCATGATGATCGTCCGAGACCCCGCCTTGCGCGCGATCAGCGCGCCCTCGCGGATCGCGCAATACAATGAACTTCGTCCGACGCCGCTAAACTTCACCGCGTCATCCAGTGTCATCGCGATCGGCGCGCCATTGGTCGCGGCGTCGATCGCCGAGGACGCGGCCGAATTCGTCTTCTTGCCTGCCATTGTTCCCTTCTCCACATGCGAGTGCGGTTGCTCTCGTGTGAGAAGAATGACGACGTGCGAACCTCAATTGGAAGTGGAAAATATCAGATAGTTACTCGACAATTTCCATACGTAACAACAATGCCTTATAGGTCTTTCGCGTCGCCACCCGGAAGCCCGATCACTCCACCCGTGTCCGCGAGGAGTTCCTGCCGAAATCGCTCCAGCTCCGCCCTGCGGCGCGGCAAGCGCGCGCCGAACGCGTCGAAACGATCTCCGACTGTCGACCTCATTGAGACTCGATATGACTTTGGCAATACATCTTGGCAATCGAAAAGAAGAGATACGATCTGAGCTCGACTTCGCGGCGCTGGCTCGCATGCGCTCCAAACACGCTCAATGAATTCGTAGTAAACGTAATTTGGCGCCCGCTTCTTTGATACAACCCCTCTTTGCAGAGCGTCTTCCGAAAAACATTCAATGGCAAGCATTTCCGAGCCGACCTCGAAAGGATCGAACTCCATATTTTCAGTCAACACGCGAGCGATATTAAGACGTCCAGTAGGCGATTCTACTTCTGCTACGGAGAGACATTCTCCGTATGCCCGGCGCACTTCATAAAGCGCGGACAGAAGCCTTTCCACAGGCGCGCGAGTGGATACCCGTCCGGCGCCGCCGGTGTCCTGAACGAGAATATCTTCCTGGATATGATGATTGAGCGTCGCAATCCTGCCCAATGCGAATTCGCTTGGCCGATTGAAGCCGTTTGAGAGGAACTTACCGGCAAGTTCCTCCCTCAAAATGACTTCCTGCGCACGAATTTTCGCAATCTCGTCATTGTCCGCCGAGTCCATTTATCCAGCCCTCGCCAGCGCGACGATACGGGCGCCCTCGTCGGCCGGGACGAGCGGCACGATCGCCGCGCGGGCCATATCCTCGAGGCCGTCGCTGATCCATCTGGCGTAGTGCCGTTCGATCATCGCCGTCGACGTGTCGTGCAGCGCGGCGACGAGGCGGATCGGCAAGCCGGCGCGAAGGCCGCGGACAATCG